TAACAACGATCATCCCAACATTTCCAAGGTGGTTCTCTACCGGTAATAAAATAAGCATTGCCGAGAATCGTGTTATCAAATACTGCACCATTTCCCCAAATTGGTAAACTCTTAGGGCCGAACCACAATTCAAACTTATCCAATGCTTCTTGTAATGAAATATTATTTTTAGTTAATTCGCGTAATGCTTCTTTATTTTGTTTAGACCACCATTCAACAGTCTCCTTAGAGATATGCATACCGGCTTCTTTGCAGCTAGCAAGATCAATAGTGCAATAAAACTTATCTACAATTTTACTACCTTCAAATTTTACGGCACCAATAGAACAAATTGCCGCGTGTGATCTTGTTGACATTGTCTCCAAGTCAACCATTACATTAACTGTCATTTACATCCTTGTCTTGCAATCTGGTAAAATTCTGCTCTTGCCGCTGGATCAGTTTTGAATCCACCACCCAGCTTACTTGTAACAGTTGAACTTCCTGTATCCTCAACGCCCCTAGATTTAACACAATAGTGTTGTGCATCAATCAATACAGCAACGTCTTCAGTATCAAGAATAAATTGTAGCGTATGGAAAATTTGTTCGGTTAAACGTTCTTGAATCTGTGGGCGTTTGCTGAAATATTCAACAATACGATTAATTTTACTCAGACCAAGTACTCGTTGTTTAGGAACATAAGCAACAGTTGCTAGTCCATCAATTACAACGAAGTGATGCTCACAATTAGATTGTACATTAACATTGCGTTCTACAACCATTTCGTTATAGTGCATCTTATTGTCAACGGTTGTACATTTAGGGAATGCCTCATAGTCGAGTCCCCAAAAGATTTCATTTACATACATCTTAGCAACACGCTTAGGTGTGTCAATAAGACTATCATCTGTAAGATCAAGTCCAAGTGTTTTCATAATATCTGTAAATAAAGATTCGATTACGTCAATCTTACCTTTACGATCAATGACTTGGCCTGTTTCTTTAATAGGCGTTTCTACTCCACATTTAACTAAGTAATCGTGAACTCTTAAACCCAACTCGGGGTCGCATTTTGTTTTGTTATATGACATTTTTGAATCCTTCCTAACACGGATATGATAATTGAAAGTTGTTACCTTTGTGTAACATTATTATTTATATTTTGGGAGATTTTCAGTAACCCATTCTTCTTCGCCTGCAAATGTGTCACACCGATTTAATTGTCGTTGCGCTTCCCACATTATTTCATACAGTTTTTGCTTATTTCCAAATTGATAAAAGCCATCCATATACTTATCGGTAGCATTGAATCCATATTGCGTAATTTGATCTACTATACTATTTACCATTATGTTCCCCATGCGTTTTTAAACAATGGGATTTGGAGTCTATCTGAGTATCTCCAACCTTTTCGCATTGCGAGTTCTGCAACATTCCTATTATTAATAGAGTACAACTGCTCAGTACCACCAAGAGGCATAAGATACACAGGACCCGCAAAACCAGCTTTACGATATGCATTTACTGCTTCCTCTGCTTCTTCAGCATCTTGTTGATTACTAATTACAAATTTAAGATAAGTATATCCGCACCATTCATAACTTGCAACAATTTCAGGGCAAATAGCGTCTTCCCACTTTTCACCGGATACAGACAATTTAGGAGAGACTGAAAATGTTAAAGCATCTTCACCTCTTTTAGTTGATCTATTTTTATTACTCAATGTCCAATTTAAAAGATATTGTTTAAATTCAGATGTTAATGCTTGAGTACCATTTGTCTCAAATGTTATTTCTTTTAGCCCTGACATCTTTTCATTATCTAATAATTCAGGATATTGTTTTTGCCAACCCAATAAAGGTTCACCGCCTGTAATTACAAGATGTTCGTCTTCCCACCTCTTGTGCGGTAATATATCCATAATTGTATCGGTAATGCTATCAGTAGAGAGTACAGGGCTAAGATGCTTAAACCGAGGATCCCAAGAAGCATAAGAGTCGCAACCTGTATGAACAAGAGGAAGATCTTTATAGGTAGTAAAGCTATCAGCTTTAATTGCAATAACATTTCTTTCATTACTCTTTTCACCCTTTGCCATTCCAAATCCGTCGCAAGTAAAGTTGCAACCAAATGTTCTTAAGAACACGGAAGGAACTCCCATGTATCTACCTTCGCCCTGAATACTATAAAATAGTTCTGATATTTTCAATTTTGCCATCATATCTCCGAGAATTTATACTACATATTATATAGTGTTTAGTCATCAAGGTCAAGCGGATTTTCGATATCATCTCGAACTTTTTTAGCCTTTTTCGGAATATTCATTACCCGTTTTTCAATATCAACGGTATCCATTTGTCGTCTCAAATAATCTAAAAATTGTGTACCAAATTCACCATCTTGTTCTTGTGAGATTAGCGCATCAATATCCATATTCTCCATCAACTTATATTTGGTTGCTTGTTGTTTCTTTTCTTTTTGGATACGTCTAATAAAGGCAAAATAAATTACTTGTGTGTAATATGCAAATGGGTTTGAAGATTTTGCAGGATCAAATTTAGCAACAGCAGTCAAACAATTTTCAATACCATCAGATATCATATCATCTTTAAAGGTATAATTAATAAAATTAGATTTATACGAAAGATGCGTCGCAATCTTAATAAAACATTCCCCAATGTATTTAGATACAATAGGAGGTTCTTCACCTTTTGCAGATGCTTCATCTACACTTTGACGATATTCTATAAGTGCTTGTAAGAATTTTTTGTTGTCTACATAATGTGAAGACTTTTGTATCTTATTAGTGGACAAGTTTTCCACGTCTTCTGCTAATGGTGTTTCTGAGGTTTTCATGGTTATCTTCTTTTTCAATTTGGTTTTCGGATTCTTCAACTTCAAGGTCGTCAGCTGTCATACTTTCATGTAATTCTGCCTCTTTACGATCTTGAACATATTTTATATAATTATCTTTCAATGTCTCTTTAACATTAGCAGCTAATATAATATACTGCACAGGTATCTCATAAAATTCATCTTGAGCTAAAGCTACCCAAGGGGATAATGTGTATGATTCCATAACACCTATACCAAATGGGGTTCTTACTTGATTCAATACCATTGGATCTTGTATAAAGATGCTTTGTTTATCTTTCAGAGATAAGTTTTCTTCAGTTTTACAAACTATATCCTCACCATTATTAAGTTTTAATAGTTTATATGCTTGGTTCATTGTAGTTTTACTTTTATTAGTTTATATTCAAAATGTTCATCGTTATAGATTTTGATTCTTTCTATCATGTGTAATAAAGTATAATTCTTTTTAGACTTCCAGGTCAAATCATCGCCTATATCATATAAGTTGCAACTACTTTTAGTTTCACTTGTTCTTAACCCTCTACCAATAGATTGCAAGTTTCTAATACGAGATTTAGAAGGGGATGCAAAAATAATATTATGTAGGTTTTTAATATTTATTCCTGTAGAGAAAGTCCCATATGATGCTACTATTATAGCATCCTTTTCGGTTTCTGTCAATGCTCGAATTTGTTCTCTCTGTTCAGTATCGGTACCTCCGTACACAAAAAACACCTTTCGATTTTCGGCTTTATCTTTAATCATTTGATATAGATTTTTACCGTGTTTTTCAACATACTGAAACAGTACAAGACTATTACCTTCTTGCTTAAGAGTTAAATTACGAATAAACTTATTTCTCGGTTCATGCTGTACCAGAAAATCCATTTCTTCTTGATATGTTTTTCCTTTAAGTGCCTTTTTAATCTCATCCGAATAATCCAATATTAGATTATAAATTTGTAAATCGGCTAAAGTTTTACTCGCAATAAGTTTCTTAGTTGTAGTAACTTTATAAACGGGCCCAAATAATCCCTCAAGAACTAACTTATGCGTCTGAGTTCCATCTAATGTTCCAGTAGTTCCTATACGATAAGGAGCACCCGGACATTTATTTAAAATTCCTGTTAGAGATTTTGCTTTAAACAAATGCGCCTCATCACCATAAATTACCTGAAAATCATCAAAGAATTTTTTAGGTAATTTATATAACGATTGCCAAGTACTAATAACAACATCATATTCATTAGACTTCTCATGACCACCGTAAATACGATGACAATGGTTAGATGTTTTCCAACCATTTAGACAAGAGTAATCTTGAAAATCGGAATACATTTGCTCAACAAGAGACGTAGTAGGAACCAAAATTAATTGACGTCTACCATGTTTCTCATGCCAGCGCATTACGCAATAAATGATATAAGATTTACCCGAACCAGTAGGTGATAATAATAAACGTCTGCCATCACTAATTGCTTTATAAACAGCATCAATCTGATAATCTCTCATTTCGAGAGGTTCGCCCTTTGAACCAATGTTAAGTTCTTTTACAAACTCTTTTATTTCTTCAAGGGTGCAGGGGTCAGCTGTATGGACATACTCAGAATAATCTACAGTATAATCACGTTCTTTAGCAAAATGTTCAACGTATTCTTTTAGACCAACATAAAGTTCTTTGGTAAACATCGAAAAAAGTCGGACACGACCATCCCACATCTTTGATCTATAAAGAGGGTGAAATTTTGCGCCAGGCACTTCAAATGAGAAGTGATCGTTCAATTCTTGAGCAATTGAAGGTTCAGCATCAACATTTAAATATACTTCGTTCTTTTTTCTTATTCTTATGTCAGACATTACATTAATCCGTTTGTGAATTTTGTCCATTCAATACTATTTTTTATATCCCATGTTCTACTATTCAATGATCTAATAATTTGTTCAAGTTGATACATGACTGTTTTGAGATATTCAATTTTATCTTGCTGGATAATTAGGTCGGCATCC